CAAGCAGTTATCCTGCCATCAAAAAATTGAAATACTTTACTGCTGTTGAAATCTCCTGTTGTGTCAAAAATACATCTGTACAACACAACTCTCTTGTCTATGTAATTGTTGTTGACTACCAATCCTATTGTGGTTAAGTCTACCGCTGTGAAACTTATGTCTAATGTGTTTACTGTAATTTTACCGCTCTCTTTGACATTACCAAATTCTAAAAATTGTCCCTGTGCAAGGTAAGTGTTCACACCACTGTCTGGTGCTGTTGTACTGTCAAACTTTATGTCCATACTGCTGTTGGTAAAGTAGACAGCATTGTCAAAGTGTATTTCTATCAAGTCAGCAACAAGGATTTTTCTTTGTGTTAATGCATCTTGAATTGTGCTATCAAGGTTTCTTGGCATTACGTCTCCTCTCTGACCGTTATCTCATATGTGAATAAATTTGGATTACCAACACTAAACTGCTGTGTGTCGCTTGTTAAAAAAACTTTAAAAGGTACACTGTTGTATTGGACTGTTGTGCTTGACGTTGTTGCAGTTCTTAAACTTGGGAATATTGGTAATGGCACAATAGTTGAACCATCTAAATTTACATCCTCGGTTATCATATAAACCTTGTCGTGGTTGCTAAACTTTATGAAATCACCTGTCTTCAATGTGCCAGTGCTGGCACCATCATTAGTAATTGGCACGTTGCTTGAACCTGCAACAGTACTGTAATCACTTGTCTGTAAGTCAGCACACGTAATTGTACCTGATGCTGTGCCTGTTGTGTTTGATATTGTTGGAGGCACTACTGTAAAACTATCAAACTTACCGCCTTGTTTCATAACAAATGCCATTATGGGCATATAGGTTGCTCTGCTTAATGGAGGTGATACTAATTTGAAACTGAAGTATTGGCTGTTAATTTGCAACCTCTGTGTTTTACCTGACAGCGCCTGTGTCATTCTTGTTTGTGTGTTGCTTTTAAATTCTAATGTGTTAAAGCCTGCCGATGGAAATGTCCCACTCATTATACTAACGCCCTCCTACCTTCTTCATTAAGTGCTTGATTAATCATACCAATAAACACACTCTGCCTTGATCTTATTAGCCTATCAAAGTCTTTTGTGTCTGTGGCTGTTATGTTGAAATTTAAATTTATTACTTTACCTTCGCCGCCAAGTTCATTGTTTGGTACAACTGTGCCTGTTCTACCCGGCACAAATAATTCAGGGCCAGCTTCTCCAATCACAAACGGACTATTACCCATTGTGGTACCACCTTTTTCCCTGCCAGGGTATTGTTGGTTCCTAATAATTGCTACCTGTGCCAAACCTGATGCAACAATGGCTCCTGCCAACAATGGTCCAAAAATACCACCTTGTGCCAATGCTTTTGTGGCACCAGTGTAAGTGTTAATGATTGCTTCTGTAATTGCAACCGCTTTGTTTAATTCAAATGCTCTTTTGTTTACCTGTGCAATTTGTTCTAATGCACTACGAGCACCTGCAACTGCAACTTCTTTTTTCTCTTCTTCAGTTGCTTTTTCTAAATCTAAATCCTTAAATCTGCCATCTCTTACAGCATCTATTCTACTTTGTTGTATTCTTTGTATGTTTGCAAGTTCTCTGTCATAAATTGCTTTACGTTTTAGAGCGGCGTCTTCTTCAATTTTAGTAATTAAATCTGCCGCTTCGGCGGTAGTTCTAACTTTGGCCGCTACTGCGTCTTCAACAACTTTCAATTGTTCTTCCTCTAATCTTATAACTTTGCTTAATGCATCTTCGCCAATTAATTCTATTCTTTCTAAAGCACTGCCCTGTTTCTTGTTAAATGCTTCTTGTAAAGATTGTACCTCTTTAATTTTTTTTGCTTTTTCTTTTAGGGCTTTGTTTTCAACGCCAATTGTGTTGGCTGTTCTCATTATTGCGTCATCATATGTGCCCTGTATAACTTCTAATCTTGTAAGTTCTTCTTTTGTGCCAATTAAGCCATCAATTAATTCATCTATTTCCTCTTTGAAAACTTTAAGTGCAACTAACCCAGCACCCAACATAACAAGGAACAACGGGTTTCTTAACATAACACCTGTTAAAGCACGTACTATGGTAGTCATTTTTATGAGTGTGTTTGCTATGCCAATAAATCCATTTGCAATTATTAATAAACCTAAACCACCAAACGCAATCTTTAACAAGCCCACGTTGTCTTTTAGGAATACAATGGCTTTGCCTGCATTCACAACTGCACCGGCTAAAGCCTTACCTACTTGTTCAGCAAACGCATCTATGCCGTCTTGGTTGTCTTCGAAGAAGTTGTTTAAGCCACCAAGTTCTTTTTTAAGTGCTTCAAAAAATTCTTCATTTACCGTTGTTTGGAATTTGAAGAATTTATCTCCTAACATCGAAAGCGTACCTTCTAAAGTAAATGCAAATTCATTAGCCGCATTACCAAACTCACCGCCAGCACCAAATACTTCTTCAAATCTTTTTCTTGTTTCTTCTGCTGTTGTTTGTACACCCTGTTTGAATCCAAGTAGTGCTAAAACACCTCTTTCTCTAAAGATGTCCGCACTCGCCGCACCTGTACTAAATGCCCTTTGTATCTGTTCACCTGCTGTTCTAAAGTCTATGCCGGATACTGCCGCAACGTTGGCTGTTATCGCTAACACGTCATTTAATTCTTCTGCGTCGTCAGCCACAATGGCTAAGTTTCCAGAAGCCGCCGCAATGTCTTGTAGACTAAATGGTACTCCTGCCGCAAACTGCGTCAGTGTGTCAAACGCTCTAGCACCTTCTTGTGCTGAGCCAAACAAGAACTTAAATCGTAGTTGTAATGATTCTACTTCCTTACCAACACTTACTAAACCTTTTACAAATTTAGCCGCACCAACAGCCGCTAATGCCACACCGGCTAACGTCGCCGCCTTGCCTAATGACATTAATGCTTTTTGATTACCTTGAATTGCCCTTTGCAGGCCTTCAACATCTCGCTTACCGGATACGTTGGCCTTTATGTTGTAATTCTGTGTCGTCATCGTCTACTTTTTGTCCTCGCTTTTGCTTGTCGCATCTGCTTGTTGGCCGCTTCAGCTTCAATTTTTAGATATGCAACCCACATATCTATTTCCAACGTTGTAAGTTCCATTACCTCTGACACGCTTTTTTTAAGCCTGTCAGCCAACATTAATAAGAACCGTGTTTCAACGTTGGCGTTTATTCCTTTACAAGTTCTTCAACCTTTGGTTTTAACGCCGCATTGTTGATAGCGCCTGCTATCTTAGTAATAACATTTGGATCTGCCTCATTCATAAGCACTGATCTATCTGCTTCATCAAAAAGTTTTTTACCTTTGGCATCTAATGCCTTTTGTATTAACGATTCAACTAATGCTTCTACAATCTGTCCTTTGCTTTGGCATTCCAAAACTTTTGCTTCCACTTTGAAGGGATATGTTCTCTTGTAAAAGACATCCATATTCCATTCTTCAACGTGTAGTTTTGTTAAATCACCATCTATTTCTTTGTGATAGTGTTTTGTTATTTTGTCTAATGTTGTACTCATCTTACTATTTTTCCTCTCTGTCTATTTGACACTTCCCCAACCGCTGGTCGGTAAAAACCGTTGGGTGATTGTTTCGAATAGCCTTCATCAAGTCGCTTGATATAAGGTACCTTATTGGTTAAATTATATCTTGTGTTTGATTTCTTTTTCAAACGCCAATTGCTTCTTGCCCGACCTGATTGTTTCGGTGTAAATTTCTTAACCGTCTTAAAAAGATCCTTGGCTATCGCGCGAACAGTCTGATTTAATATCCGATCAAAATCAGCCGTTGCTTGTACCGTATTCGGCGATATACTAACTTTGAACAAGTGTATATCTCCTTATGTCGCCGCTATTGTTATGCCGCCCGTTCCCTGGAACGATGCTGTCGCCTCTACCATACCATCGAAGGTACTAGTAATTGAAAAACCGGTGATTATAACTTCACCTGTTAATGTCATACCAGTTGTCTCACCCGATGGGTACAACTTGATTGTAGCCGGAGCAGATCCTTGCGTTCTTAAAGCCTGTTGCGCCGCATCACTGTCTCTCATAAAAAGATCCATTGTGCCAC